TAATGGACAGCCTCTTGGTCTAAAGACAATGACAAGCGGTATCTTGGTAACTTACACCGCCACAACTGGTACAGTCAGTGGCTTGTACCCTAAGATTGCCGATGCGATCCAGTCAATTCAAAGCAATATCTATGTAAATCCAAACGCAATCATCATGCACCCACGCCGTCTAGGATTTTTCCTATCAGGCATTGATGGGCAAAACCGCCCATTGGTTGTACCAAACGCCTATAACCCAGTTAATGCAATGGGTACTGGCAATGGAACACCTGCGTATGGCGCAAGTGGATATTCAATACTTGGCTTGCCAATTATTGTTGATGCCAATATTGCAACAAATGTTGGTACATCTACAAACCAAGACACAATCTTTGTTGTAGATCTAAATGAGTGTCATTTGTTTGAAGAGCCAAACTCTCCTACTTATGTCACCTTTGAAGAGCCAAACGGCAAGGTAGCAATTAACATTGTGCTATTTGGAATGTCAGCATTTACAGCTGAGCGTTATCCAAAAGCAATTGCACAAATTAACGGCACCGGCTTGGCAACACCAAGCTTCTAAGTAAAGCTTCTAAGCCCCCTACCCTTCCAGGGGGCTTAGATCCTAACTATGGTTGGTATTTAAGAATGGAGTTTGCTTAATGTCCCAGAGCACTTTAGGTTTTGGATACCAACCATGGCTATAACAAATGGATACGCAACACTGGCAGCCATCAAGGCCTACCTGTCTATTTCAGATACTACAGATGACACCCTACTTGAGACTTTAGTAGAGTCATCCTCACGCTCTATTGATAAGATCGCCAATCGTAGATTTTATGCAGATGCTACAGCTACAACACGCCTTTATAGAGCTTACTCAGATATTTTTGTTTATACAGATGACATTAGTAGTACAACCGGCCTCATAGTAAAAGTAGATGAAGGCGGCAATGGCACATACACAAAAACACTAACTTTAAACACAGATTTTATTATGGATCCTCTTACAGCTTCGGCTTTAGGCAGACCCTTTACACAATTGACTATGGTCTCTAACACTGAGTCATGGCCTATATTCCCTGGCCTGACACAAAATGGCTTACGCCCAGGCGTACAAGTAACAGCTAAGTTTGGCTGGCCATCTGTACCAAGTGATGTCAATGTAGCTTGCCTAATTCTTACAGCTGATCTATACAAGCGTAAAGATGCTCCCGGTGGAGTGCTAGGTCTTGGTGATCTAGGAGTGATCCGCATGTCTCCAGTAGGCAGAGATGTATCTCAAATGGTTAGAGCTTATCAAAAGATTGCAATAGCCTAAATGGTACCTAGTACAGTTAGAACAAATTTAAAGACAGCTCTTACAGCGATCACAGGCTTAAGGGTTTTAGATTATGTTCCCGACTCTACAAATGTGCCAACCAACAATGCTTTTGCAGTTATTGGTCAATTATCTATGAATTATGATTACACATTAAACAGAGGTTTTGATTTTGCTACCTGCAACATAATTGTGATGGTTGGCAGAATGAGTGAGAAAGATGGGCAATCAAGATTGGATGGGCTACTCAGCTCATCCGGTTCAACCTCAATTAAAGCCGCTGTTGAGGCTGATAAAACACTAAGCGGTGCAGTGCAAACTTTAAGAGTTGTGTCTGCATCTCCAGGCACAATAACATCCGCTAGTATTGACTACCTAAGTTATCAGTACGCAGTAGAGTTGATAGGTTAGCGAAAGGAAAAATATGGCCATATTTATGGGTAATAAAGTAGCTGTCATTGTAGGTACCTCAACCATATCTTCATTTGTCAGCACTGTAAGCTTAAACAGAGAAGTTGAGGCAGTAACTATTACTGCCATGAATGACACAGTACAAAATATGATAGGTGGAGTTGAAGTCTCATCTGTCAATTTAGAACTGTTCAACGATTTTGCGGCAGCCTCAGTGAACAGTCTTTTTGAAGATGCAATCGGTTCAAAACTGGCAATCAAATTGATACCAGTCACCGGTACTGTTACAGCTACAAATCCTAGTTACAGCATGTCATGTTTGATCACGCAATGGACACCCATTTCAGGATCAACAGACGGCGCAGCTACGGCAAGTGTGACTTTTCCAGTTACAGCTTTAACAAAAGCTACAAGCTAAAAGAAAAGGTGGGACATGCACAAGATTGAAATAACAAAGAAAGACGGCAAGAGTCTTACTTATGATCTCACGCCATCTGTAAAGGTAGCCTTTGAGGCTGAATTTAAAACCGGATGGCGTAAGAGATTAGCAGAGCTACAAATGGAAAGTGATTTGTGGTGGCTTGCTTGGCGTTTAGAAAAAGATGCAGGTAAGACAGATCTGGCCTATGGTGATGATTACATAAATCAATACATAGATGTTGATTTGTTGTATGAAGCAAAAAATGGCTAGACCGACATGGACAAATTTGGGAAGTCGCCGCTATGTCGGTCAGTACAGGTATTAGCCCTAAAGATCTTTTAGAGGTTGATCCGGCTGTTTATATGGCGATTAAAGCAATCTTGCAAGAGAGAGCGCAGGCAACAAAAACAGTTAGGCGTAAATAATGGCTGAGGTAGATAGATCTTTAAAGGCTGTTTATGTTGCAGACCTTGATCGCATCTTGGCCACAATGAAAAAGATAGACCCTGACTTACAAAAAGAATTTAGAAAAGAATTACGCAAACAAGTAAAGCCTGTAGAAAAATTAGCTGAAAGCTTTGTGCCATCTCAACCTTTCCCAGGCTGGCGTGAGACTAAGCCGTATTACCCAACCAATTGGGGATGGGCGTATGACACCGAACATAGAGGGCGTACTTACGGCAAAACAAACAAATCCAGATGGCAATGGTCACAAGCTGAGGTGAGAGCAGGCATCCAGGTGACAAGTGCCAAAACAAAAGTGCAAAGAATTAAAGGGACAACTTTTGCAGTCACAGCTTTGGCATTAGTAAATAAATCAGTGCCAGGCATTATTTATGAATTAGCAGGTTTTGGCACAGCACGCAGTAGAGGCAAAACTAGGAGAGTAAGCCGCAACCGCAATGCTAGTGATGACTTTATAGCTAAAGTAAATGCAACCGGTGGGGCAGCTGAAAAAAGGCTTATCTATCGGGCATCATATCAATTAGGATCTCAAGTTAATGCTAACCTTGTGACAGTGTTAAAAAAATACCTAGGCGAAAACTTTAAGGATTAACTGTGGCACTAAGTCAGAATGTAGTAGTCAATTTTCTAACCAAGTTTGATAAAAAGGGTTTGGATAGGGCGACAAAAGAGCTCAAGGGATTTGACAAAACTGTAGCTGTCAGCAAAAAAGCTTTAAAGGCTGGTTTGTTTGCAGGTGCGGTAGGTGCTGGTTTTGCATTACTCAAACTTGGTAAGAGCTCTATAACCGCAGCTTTAGCACAGGAACAATTAGATAAATCCCTACGCTTGACTTTAGAGTCTATTGGTGCCGGCGGATTACTGCCTAATGTAAAAGATTTTATAGATAATTTACAAAGAGTCACAAATGTCACTGAGGATCAGCTTGTCCCGGCCTTAAGACAACTAATTGCACAAACCGGTGATCTTGATAGTTCACAGTTTTTATTACAAAAGTCTTTAGACATCTCAGCCGGTACCGGAGCAGATCTAACTCAGGTTTTGGATGCAATAACAAAGGCAGCGGTAGGTAACTATAAGGGGATCACAGCTTTAGGAGTCGGCTTTACTGCAACCGAAGCCAAGGCTATGGGTTTTGAAAAACTTTTAATAAATTTAGATAAGTATGCAGGTGCAGCCGAAGCATCAACTGAAACTTTTGAAGGTCAATTAAAGTCATTTAAAATTAGTGCAGGTGAGGCTACTGAAACTTTAGGCAACGGCTTTTTAATTGCATCCTCATACATAGTTACCGGCACTGACAATTTAAGAACTTTTGGCGCAGTTTTAGAGTCTGTTGCCGGCGGTGTTGGTGATGTACTTATTGGCTTCGGTAAAACAGTTAGTGAAAAAGGTTTCTTAACTGCCTTAAATACAACCTTTGAAGATCTTGGTAGAGAAGGCTTTAAGGTAAGACAAAAGCAATATTTAGCTGCAAAAGGATATTTAGGGTTATCTCAATTAACTATTGATGCACTTGAGTTACAGGAAAAACATGGAAAGAAAAAACTAACACAAGATCAAATGTTAAAAAAGATACAAGCTGACATATTAGCAAGGCAAAAGGCAACCACAAAAGAACAAAAAGCACAAGCTGAATTGTCAAAGAAAAAAGCTGACTTAGAGGCTATGTTCGATCTAGACCGGATTAATCTACAGGCCGCCTTAAGCCGTAAGTTAAATGCCGAAGATGAGCTGCGTGTAAAGATCTTGCAAAAATTGAGAGACGGCACAAAAGATGCTGTTGATGAGGCTCAAAGATATGCAGATGTTTTAAAGGTGATTGAGGATGGCAAAATTACCACAGGTGAAATTGAAGAGCTTGCTAAAAAATGGGGTATGACTACTTTAGGCGTTACCTTATACATACAAGAATTGTTTAAAGCTAATGATGAGATTAGAAAAATGTTAGCTTTACTATCTCAAACCCCACAACAACCGCAACCACCCAAACCTACTGGCGGCTTTGATTACTCTCCTGAAAGCATTTTACAAAGATCAGGTTTGGCCAGAGCTAATGCTCAATATTTCGCTGAGCAAGTTTTCCCGGCAATTGATAAAGGTACAGCTACAGGTAGTCAATTATTAGACTATGCAAAAGCAGTTAATGAAGCAAGAGGTACAAGAAATGAGCCTGTAGCTTTAGCAGAGGGCGGTATTGTTACAAGACCAACACAAGCTTTAATTGGTGAGGCCGGAGCTGAGGCTGTCATCCCACTAGATCGCATGGGATCAATGGGCACAAGAGTTACTGTTAATGTTGCAGGCTCTGTAATCTCAGAGGGTCAATTACAATCTGTGATCCAAGATGTTTTGTACAATCTAAATCGCACTGGAGCTGTAACTCAATTAAGTAATCTAGGTAGATAATGCCGGCGGCAATATTTAAAGCTGAGATTGACTTTAGCAATGGAGCTAGTTTTGACCCTGCTCTTGTTTTAGATGATCCGGCCACACCTTTAGATTTTTCAGTTTTAGGTACAGCCGCAGCGGATGTTATAGATATAACAAGCTTTGTAACACAGTGCTACATAAGGCGTGCCTTTAATAGATCATCTGACTCATTTGTTGGTGGCAGTGCCAAGATTGTTTTTGTAGATCAAACAGGCACATTTAACCCGGCTAACACATCATCACCTTTGTTTGGCAAAATTAAACCCATGCGTAAAATTCGCATGACCGCAGCTTTTAACAATATAAATTACAACCTAGGATCTTTTTATGTACAAGAGTGGAATTATCAAAGCCCAACAGGTTTTGATCCTGCCTATGTAACTTTGAATTGTGTTGATGGTTTTCAATTGCTAAACCTGACTACAATAACCTCAGTCAGCGGCGGTACTGCAGGGCAAACTACAGCTCAAAGAGTGACTAGCTTATTAGATGCCGGAGAATGGCCAGGCGGTATGAGGAACATATCTACAACAGCTACTACTACTGTGCAGGCTGACAATGGCAACTCAAGATCTTTGTTAGCAGCTCTGCAAGAATTAGAGCAGACTGAGGCCGGAGCTCTTTATGTAGATCAAAGAGGGTTTGTTAAGTTCATGTCCAGGTCAGACATTATTACAGACTCAGGTAGTACCTTGACAAAATTTTCAGATGTGGCTTTGTCTGCAGATATTACTTATCAACAGGTTGCATTTGATATATCTGATTTTCAAATGATCAACAAAGTCACAGTCACACCTGCTGGGCTGAGCGGTCAGACCGCAAGCGATTTAACAAGCATTGATGATTATTTCCAACACTCTAGGGTTAGGTCTGGAATTATGCAGACAGAGGCAGATGCCTTACAACAGGCTCAAATGATTATTGCTTCAAGAAAAGAGCAGGGTGTCGATATACAACTAAACTCATTAACTATTGATGCCTATAGTCAAGAGGATCCGGCCAGGGTTACGGCGGCTTTAGAGCTTGACATTTTCAACCCTATTGAGGTTACTCAAACCTTGCCTGCAGGCAATGTAGTCAGTGACAGTGTTATAGCCGGCGTGCAATATCAAATCACCCCTAATTCTTTTCTTGTAACATTTTCATGTGCTCAACCTTTTGCAGTAGGTTTTTTGCTAGACTCAGCCGTTGATGGTTTATTAAATGAAGACATTTTGAGCTACTAGGAGACACATGGCAACCTTTGTAACCGGGCAAGTTTTAACAGCTGCGCAGATGAACAGCATAGCTAATCTGACAGTCAGAGGCGTGACTACTACATCTGATACTTTTGTAACTACGGATGCAGACAATAAACTTATCACATACTCAAACACTGGCACTACAACAGTCACTATACCACCCAACAGCTCTGTGGCTATCACAACCGGATCTGTCATAAATTTAATTAAAATTGGATCAACTGGCACTATAAGCATTACTCAAGGTTCAGGTGTAACAATTGCCTCAACAGGTGCAACATCTACAAATCCTACAATTACAAAAACTTTTGGTGCAGTATCTTGTATTAAAGTAGATACAGACAGCTGGTATGTGGTTGGTCGGGTAGCTGAGTAATAAATGAATATTTTAGGGATTTTAACGCAACCATCCGCACCACCACCACCGGCTACATTTACTTTAGATTATTTAATTGTTGCTGGAGCAGGTGGCGGCGGTGGTGGTGGCGCTTCATATAACGGCGGCGGTGGTGGCGGCGCTGGTGGTTTTAGATATTTTACAACTCAAACATTATCTTTAAGCACTGCATATTCATTAGTTGTAGGTGCTGGTGGAGCAGGTGGTATAGGAATTAACAACGGAGCACAAGGCTCAACATCTACATTTTCCACAAACTCATCATCTGGTGGTGGCTCTGGCCGACATGAAGGCGGTGGCGCAGGTGGCGCAGGTGGTTCAGGCGGCGGTGCATCTTCTGGAGCTTCTGGCGGTACAGGCAATCAAGGTGGCTACTCACCAAGTGAAGGTAATAATGGTGGCAGCATAAATGGCGGCGGTGGTGGCGCAGGTAGCGCAGGCACTTCAGGTAACCCAGGCGGTGGTGGCGCAGGTAGCGGCACAGCAAATTCAATCTCAGGATCATCTGTAACTTACTCAGTTGGCGGTAATGGTGGAAGTAGCAATACCACAAGTAATGGCGCAGCGGGCACTGCTAATAGGGGTAATGGCGGCGCAGGTGCTAACAATTCAAGTGGTGGCGGAGCCAATGGCGGTAATGGCGGTTCAGGTATTGTAATTCTTAAATACGCAGATACATTAACTGCAACCTTTAGCGGTGGAGTAACACAATCAACTTCAACAGGTGGCGGTTTTAAAACTTCAAGTGTCACAGCAGCAGGCGTATCAGATACAGTGAGTTTTGCATAATGGCACATTACGCATACTTAGATAATACAAATACTGTCGTAGCAGTTATTGTTGGTAAAGACGAAACTGAATTAATCGATGGATTAGATACTGAAACCTATTATGCACAAGGTACTGAGTACACAGTCAAGCGTACCAGTTACAATAATCGCATAAGAAAACAATATGCAGGTATTGGCTACTCTTATGATCCTGTTGCAGATGTATTTATTGCACCACAGCCTTATGCATCTTGGTCATTAGATGAAAACTTTGATTGGCAAGCGCCAACGCCGTACCCAAATATAGGTAAATGGTATTGGGATGAAGAAAATTTAATGTGGCAACAATTAGAGAATTAACAAGCCCAAACGGCTGGCCGGCAAGTGAAGACAGACAAGCCCTAGGCATACAGTCTTTTGTTATACCTGGCACTAAAGTGAAAATTGCTTGTGCCAAAGATGTGGCACCAATACTTGTTGCATTTTGCAAAGAATTCCATGAGCTTGTAGAGCCAATAGATCAAGGTCAATTAGATGACTGGGGTTATGCCTTTAGAATGACAAGAGGCTCTGACAAAGTTTTGAGCAATCACAGCTCCGGTACAGCGGTGGATCTCAATGCTTTGAAACATCCACTAGGCAAGTCAAATACATTTAACAAAGAACAGTGTAATATAATCACATTACTAATAACTAAATATGGATTGGCCTGGGGCGGTCATTACAAAAAGCGTAAAGATGAGATGCACTTTGATATTAAGATGAACAAAGAGCAAGTCAAACAGAAAATCAAACAGTTAGGATTATGATGAAACTTAGTGCAAAACAAAAAGCAATTGTAAAGTCTTATGCACGCAGCGTAGCCGCTGCCACTGTCACCACAGCTTTGGCTTTGGTAGCAGATGTGCGCCCGGAGTTATCTATCTTGGCAGGTGCACTTGTAGCACCTTTAATCAGATATTTTGATGGTCAAGACAAGGCTTTTGGCCGCAACAGCGAATGAGCCCTAATGACATGGCGGCTTTGACAGTAGCACTATTAACAATTCTTGGCTCTTTTATTGCAGCTGTCAGATGGCTTGTTAAGCATTACCTATCAGAGCTCAAGCCTGATAATAATGGTCAGCATAATCTTGAGGGTCGCATTTGTAGGATTGAAAATAAGCTAGACACGCTCTATGAAATCCTAATAACTAAAAACTAACCTGCATACCCTTCTCTCATGAAGACCTGCGTGATAGTGCCAACTAGGGGCAGACCTGAAAATATGGCTAGATTAGCTGCATCCTTTGTTGGCACAAATGCAAGTGCAGATCTTTATGCTGTTATAGATAATGATGATCCTAAATGGAATGAGTATGCAAAAGATGACTCTTATGTTTGCCTACCTGCAGAAAATAAAACAGGTGGCTGTGCGCACGCTCTTAATAGTGCTGCAGAGCTTTTACTTGATTTTGCTAACTACCCTTTTTATGATTTGTACATCTTCATGGGTGATGATCACCTGCCTAGATCGACTGATTGGGACAAAGCTTTACAAAAAGCTTTAATGGGTAAAACAGGCATTGCCTATGGTGATGACTTGCTTCAAGGTCAAAACCTGCCTACAGCTTATGCAATGACCCGGGATATTGTTGAAGAGCTGAGAGGCATGACCTTCCCGGGATGCAAGCATTTGTATTTTGATAACTTTGTAAAACAATTAGGCATTGACTTAGATTGTCTCATATATCTACCAGAGATAATTATTGAGCACCTGCATCCTGTGGCTGGTAAAGCTGAGATGGATGAGGGTTATGCCAGGGTCAATCAACCTAAATGGTATGAAAAAGATTTACTAGCACTGCAACAATATTTAGCAAGCGCGGATTATGCAGAGTTGGTAAGAAAATATAGATGAACATACTTATTACTGGATCACATGGATTTGTTGGCCGCGCCTTTAGGCGTGCATTACCTAACGCTAATCTAACTTTAGTTGATCTAAAAGCCGGTGTTGATTGTCGTAAATTCTTTCAATTAGAGAATAAGCAATACGATTTAGTAATACATCTAGCCGCATTAGTTGGTGGCCGCATGATGATTGAAAATGAACCATTGGCTTTAGCCGTTGATCTTGCCATTGATGCTGAGTTTGCTACCTGGGCTATGCGAACTAAACAGCCTTATGTTGTGTACTTCTCATCATCAGCCGCTTACCCAGTTGATTTACAAACCCTGGCAAAAAAGAAAAAGTTAAAAGAGAAGGATATAAATTTTAACAAAATAGGTAAGCCGGATATGACCTATGGCTGGACAAAACTAACCGGTGAAATGCTTATGAATTATTTACGCGAAGAAGGTACAAAGGTATTAACGCTTAGACCATTTAGCGGATATGGCACGGATCAAGATTTAGATTACCCATTCCCATCAATCATTCAGCGTGCGATTATGAACGCTAACCCATTTAACATTTGGGGTAAGGCAACTACTACCCGGGACTTTATCCATATTGATGATGTAGTTGATGCAGTTGTAGAAATGGTTAAAAGTAACTGCAATCAAACAGTTAATTTATGTACAGG